CTTGTGATTCTACTAATGTTGTTGTCGCCTGTGGTAAATCTGTCTCGTTACTATCGTCATACTCCCAACAGCCTGTACTCTCAAATATTAAGTGCCAGATACTACGTAAAGAAGTATTGGCGTAATTTGTAAATTCTAATAATATATCATTATCTCCTGATATTTTTGTATTACCAAGCCCTGTATATCGTTCGCAAGCCTGTATAACTCCACTTCTATTGGTTGTATTTGAAAATTCCATATTTAGTCTATTAATGGGATACCTTTGAATCGGTCTGTCCATTTTATTAATTTATTACCAAAATCTGACTTTGTATGTATCGCTTTCCCTTTTCTCTGTTGCCATTTATCTGTAAACTGAGGTAGTAAATCGCCACCTCTATTATTTATATAGTAATCGCAGGTCTTCTCCCATTCTTCAACTGAAATAGCTTTACCGTAGTGTTTAACATAACCTGCTTTTTTTATTTTATATCCTATCGGTAGTTTTGGTTCTCGTTGGTAAAACTTAACTTCGCTATTAGCTCTCCATAACATTAATATATCTCTATATTCCTCGCCCATCATCTCCCTTTCTTTCCAGTTCTTATCCTTATCATCTTCTGTTATGTAAAAATCGAATAGTCGTAATCTATAAGCGTCTGCCTTGAAATCAATACCTGTAAAATCAGCGAACTCATCTGAGTCAAAACAGTAAACCCAATCAGGGTTATCTTCCATTGCTCTCTCTAAAACTGCGTTCCTTAAATCGCCCTCTGCGTCATTCCTGCCAACTGGTGTTTCAGCCCATTCAGTTCCTCTAATAACAGTACAACCAAGTTCTTCACATATATCTGGTGTTCTATCAGTTGAACAATCGTCATAGACATAAATCTTATTAATACCCAAACTCTTAACGTGTTCAATGGTATCTTTTATAATTAATGATTCGTTACGGATTCTTGTTATTCCTGCTATTTCCATATCTTTGTTAAATGTTTCTCTCTTATAGTCCAATCGTTTAATAATTCCTTAACAACGTTTCTATAATCATCGTAAATCATATCGTAACCTTCAATTACTATATCGTGTCCAACTTTATCTAGTAGCCACCGTTTCACATAATTCTTATGATAGATATGATAAGCACTCTTTAACATCGTTGGCATTGTCTCTACAAATCCAGAAACTGAATATGGCATATTAATCTTTTTGTGATAGTTCTTATACCAAGCCATAAATATTAAATCAACTCCTAGATGATGATAGCCGATTGCGTTATGTTCTAGTGCCATTGTAGTCTTTCCTGTCTCGCTAATACCATATAGCAATAACGCTTCTGGTTTCTTAGTCTTAGGCTCTGAAATATGGTAGATATATCTTTTACTCTTATCAGGAGATGTACATCTACCCTTACATTCTATCTTATCGAAATATTTACTTACTATATGTAAAAACGCTGTCTCACTTGGTATGTAAAGCCCTCTCTTACTAAGTTCAAAACAATTCTCTTTACTATCGTTCAACCATATATCCATTGTAATCATTTTCGTACACCTAGAAGCTAACTTGAAAAATGCTTCGTGGTCTTTTACATAATGGAACATTGCAGAAGCAATCATAATATCAAACTCTCCGAATATATCCTTTTCAGTTCCTACCTTAAACCGTATATCTGGGTTCAATAGTCTAGCGTCGTGTAAATATTCTATCGTTCTATCAATACCAAGAACAAACTTTGCCTTCTCGTCTTTTGCCAATCTACACATCTCGCCTAGGTTACAGCCTAAATCAAGCACCCTCTTACCTTTCAACTTCAACCCTTCTGTAAGTTCTGCAAATTTCTGATGGGTGTCAATGCTACCAGATTGAACTTCATCGCCCTCTCTTATTATTCTTTGATATTTATTCATAATTTAACCGTTAAAAAGTATTCATTAAAGTCATAGTCAAGAGTTTCTTTATATTCAGCTAAATTACCTTTCTCTATTTTGTATTCGCTGAACATCTTGCCGTATTCAATAACTTCTTCTCTTGTGAATATATGGACAAAATTTCCTTCGTCGTAAGTCTTAGACTTGGCTCTCGGAAATGTAATAAATGCTGTACCACCTTTCTTTAACAACGATTTTATATTCGTCATTATCTTTAATCGCTCTTTAGCTGTATTGTGCTGTAAAACTGCTATTGAATAGATAAAGTCTGCCTTCTCGGTAAAGTCTTCTACTAAATAATATTCACTCGTCTCATCTGACTTAGCTTTCTCTATATAACTTCTACAAATATCTAGCCCTATCTTCCTATCAGCTTTAACATACTTCAATATCCTTCCTATCCCACAGCCATATTCTAGTACTATATCGGTTGTCTTATAATTAAGTGTTTCAGCCTGTTCCTTACCTTCTTCTTCAAACTCTTTATCAGTTCTTTTTGGTAAGATGTATTCTCTCCAGCTTGGTCTGTCTGCTACGCTGTTCCAAAACTCTTCTGGGTTATCGGTTATCATAAACTGTCTTCATAGATTTCTAAATACTCATTAACTTTATCTTTTACATTATAATTATTAACTGCTATATCTCTATTTATCTTCCCCATTTCTGGTTTGTATTTCCTAATCTCGTCAGCTAATATATTTGCGTCCATTGTTATTTTGTTTCTTCGTCCGCTAAAATTAAACTTTGCCAACTCTTGCCAATTCTCTTCTGTTACCATTCCATCGCCGAACGCTGACCTATTGATATAAACTCTTTTATCAAATGTTATTACCGCTCTACCGCAAGCCATTGACTCATAAGCTCCTCTACCAAGCGTTATTACCAGTTCAGCTTCGTTTATCTTCTTCTCAACCTCCCATACGTTACGCTCGATAAACTCTACTTCTACACCGACCTTCTCACAAGCCTGTCCTACTATTTTCTGTGCCTGTTCGCCCTGACACATTGATAATACTTTCTTTAACTTACCAATCTCGTTAATAGGTTTAAATCGTTCACAGTCAATACCATTCGTTACTACATCGTATTTAAACTCTTTATTCGCTTGTGTTATCTCTTCTGAAATAGCTACGTAGTTATTAGCCCCTGCTATCGCTTTCTCTATCCCCACCTTAGCTCCGTGCTGGGTATAGATTTTATGTCCTTTAATATCTGCCAAAGCCTTTAATGTAGTATTATGATTGACTAGAATTAAATCATAGTCGTCTCTGGTCATATATTTCATCTTGTCAGATACCTTACCTTGCAAGAGTGTAAATACTTCCACGTTATGTCCTAGCCTTTCAAACTCTTTATACATTGTATAAGTCCAAGTCTCTGAACCACCTAATCTATCTAAGTGGTTTGTCGCCAATAGTATATTTAGTTTAGTCTCTTCTAACTTGAACATGTTAATTATCTTTTCGTTATTCCAACGGTTGAATAGAAATATCTTATTTTCAGCGTGGTATTTTAATCTATCTTTACTCTGGCTATGTTTGTGTGTTATTGGCACATAGTTATAGTCAAAGGTATAGCCTTTTTTAAACGCTCTAAGACCAAAGTCGGTATCTTCGCCACCGGTTTTAAAATTCTCGTCAAAGCCACTCAAATCGTTCCAGACCTTTCTCTTAACCCTATAAAGAAAACCATTTGGGATATGTAATTTATTCCTATCCTTTGTGAATATCGGCTTTACTGCGTTACCAATTCTCTTAAAGTAAATACCGTAATAAACAGAATCTAGGCTAGGGATATATTGTGCCGAGCCAACTATATCAGCCTCCATATGGCACATCTCTTGTAGAATCCCACTATCAGGTAAAGTGTCATCGTTTAAGATTATAATATTATCAGTTACAGCCATTTTCGCACCCTTATTACAGTTCTCGGCGAAAGTACCACCACTAACTATGATTATATTATACAAATCTATCGGTAGACAATTAAGACATTCCTTTAAATGGTCGTGCCTATCGTGATGTGGGATTATAATATCAGCTATTTTCATATAAAACTCTTTTTCTTTTTTAAAATAGCCCTTCTCTGCTTCTCGTTCTCCAAATCTCTAAGAAGGTCAATACCTAACTCGCTATTTGTCTTGTCCCACTCCACTCTCTCCTGAATTGTCATGCTCGCTAATCTCTCCATCAGTAGTTTCTTCTTGCTCCTTTCCATATAATACTTCTTTAATTTGTTTTTTAAGTGTAGCTGTACCTTCTTCTAACAAATCAACTGTTTCAACAACTACTTTAGTACCTTCAAGTTTTACCGAGACATCTTCGTATTCGTTAATATCGCCTGACTCTCTAAGGTTGTTTTCAATCGCTCTTAAAAGTGGAACTATCTTATCTTTACATTTCTGGACTACTAGCCCACAAGTATTAAGTTTCTTCTGCTCTCGTTCAAATACTAGATATTGTTTACTACCTTTTGCTACTGCCTGTTCTTTCTCCTTTAATAATTTATATAATTTTTTATCTTCTATAATAGTCTTCATAAGTTTTTAACCATTTATTATTTTTACCAATTATATAATTTTTCATTATGTATTTATGTGCCTTCTTTCCCATCTTAACCCTCTTTTTCTTATCATTAACTAGGCTTAAAATTGCTCTTTCCCAGCTTTCTGTGTCTGTTGCCAGTATTCCATTAGTTCCGCCTATATCCTTATCGTATGGGCTTTTACCATCGCTGAAACTCTGTGCTATTACTGGTATCTTTAGGATTCCAGCTTCTAAGAATTTGATATTACTCTTCGCCTTATTGAAGTAGCTCTCGTGTCTTGGTATTAGCATTATATCCATTCGCAATCTGTTTAACGTACTAAAGTATTCTGTCATTGGCACAAACGGTTGCCATTCTATATCAAACTGATTCCAGTAATCTATCTCTGGTTTATAAATTGCCCTGCTCTTTTTAGTTTCATCGCTATCAACTGGTAGTCCGAAGATAACTAGCTGAACATTATCTGGCAATCTAGGTAGAATCTCCTTTAATACATCGTAATCGTTATTAGCCAGTACGCTACCAACTAATCCAATCCTTACTTTATTCGTTTGGTTCTGCTGTGGAACGCCCCAATCTAATGGGTCAATTACATTCGGCAGAACTTCCACGTTCTTATTATATTGTCTAAGTTCATCTGCTAAGAACTCTGTTGTTGTCGTACATAAATCTGCGAACTCTGCAAAGCGTCTCAAGTTATCGTTCATCTTCTCCAATAACTCACGTCCGTAAATATCCTTCATATTAGTCGGTACGCCTGTATCAGGTTTATAGGTATCGTCATTATCAAACACTATCATCTTACCGTTATCCCTTAATATCTTTGCCAGTTGTAATTTATTCTCGTCATCTGGTCTATGGAATACGATAACGTCATTCTTCAAGCATTCCTTTGCTATTAGCTTACTATCCTTTATAGCCGATAATAAACTTATCCGTTCTCCGTCCCAACCGTTGTGTATTATTGGTATTAGACATCTAACGTAATAACAACCTTGATAAGAATTTCCGATATAATATACATTCATACTATTAAATCAACTGGTATTGATGATGATGAATTTGAATCTTTACCTGCACCGTTATGCATTCCTGCCATTATTTCGTCTTGGAACGATTTAATGTCTTTGCCAACTGGTACATCATAGCTAGTACCATTAACAATTAATACCTTCTCTCGCTTCATATTTGAAGCTACCTGTACTCTACCCATATAAATTTTACTCCCAGACCCGTTTGACGGTGGCAGTCTGGACTCCCAGTCAAACGAGTAAATTATATTATTTAATAACTTATGCTCTTGTCGCAGATGATAAAATCGCTACTCCAGCTGCATCTCTGTTCTCGATAACACCAAAACATAAGTCTGCTGTTGTTAGAGTTCCTAGATATTGTGGAATGTAGTTTGATTGTACTCTGATTCCTTCTGAACCAACCATTTGCCCCATTGAACCACCTGCTCCTAAAGCCTGTGTTGCAAAGTGAATTGCGTCCCTAGCAGCCAAACAGTTATATTTACCAGTTGTCCCTGAAACGAATGGTACTGATGTTGATACAAATACAGGAATACCGTATAACATACCAACTGCTCCCTTTAATACAGGGTCAGCTCCGTTTGTGTTTGTCAATAATGTGAATCTATCTAATCCCATTATTTGTCTCCACATTACATTTGGTGCGAAGAAGAATGCTACGTCTTGAGACCAAGTCCCATCTTGTGTCATTCCATCTACATTCCCATTTGCCAATGTTGCAATAGCTTGTCTGATTTCACTATCAGCTAAGTTTGTTGTTGATGCACCAACTGTATTACTAAATCCAGCGAATAAAGCTGCGATTGCATCTTCTAATTCTGCTCCTGCTGTGTAACCAGCGTTCTTTGCTTGTCGTTCCATTATAGAATAACTTCGTTTAACAATAGCTGCTTCTCTATCTTCAATTAAAAATGATACTTCTTTCCAAGTATTTACAGTTAATGTGATTGTTGTATCAGTTGGGTCATTGCAATTTGTTATCGTAAAGGCTCTTTATCCTTTACCTCTTATAGTTTCCTATAAGTTCAGACTATATCATTCCTTTCGGATTGGGCACTCGTGGAAGAGTTACTGTCCATAGTGGACTCGTCTTCTAGTCGTTGAACCTTCAAAGACATTACTGTCTAAGCTTGGCTGCTGATTGGCTTATCCTTACGGACTTAGCGTTCCAGCAATTCACCCAGTTATTCATCTCGTTGCGTGTACTTTTTTATGACATTTTTTACATAACGTTTTACCGTTATTTATTTTGTAAAATACATCATCGTAAGCATTTAGCTTGTCAAATTTTTTAATATATTTTGTAACCATTTTTGATTACAATATTTTTTTTTACTTTGACGCCGACTTGGTCTTAATATTGGCTTGTTACAGGTATCGCATCTCATAAATATTTTCTTATACGATTTTATTATAACATACCGACTAAGACTAAGCTCCTACGAGAGCCCCCAATTTAAGGGTGACCTCTGAACCGTTACTCTTAGTGGTCGCTGACATTTCTGTCATATTTGGTGTGTAAATTACATCACCACCGTCCATTAATTCATCACTTCTATCTGTAAAGAAGTTTGCCATTATTAATCTTGCTCGATAAAAATCGTTCAATTTTTGTCCCCAAACTTCGGGGATGTACACTGCAAGAGTTGTACTTGATTCGTGGTCTGTGCCTAAAGCCATACATGTTTAACAAACCTATTTCAGTCTTATAATTTTTCCTTTGCCAATCTCTTATGCTCGTCACGAGATAAGTTTGGCTGTGATAAAGTCCCTTTACCTTGTGTAACTCGTTTTTTGCTAGTAATCTGTGCTTCTTCGTCTTTCTTCTCAGTTTCTATCTGAGCTAAATAACCGATATATAAAGGGTCTTTTTGAGCTTCGTCTAAACTACACTCTACTCCCTTCATAATCTTCTGTAGCGTTTCGTACTGTTCACGGTTACCACCTTTACCAAAAAACTCTAATAAGTCTAAGTTGTCGGTTTGTTCGTTAATTTTATTATCTTTTCCTTTCGTTCGCTTAACTCGTCCAGCTAACTGCTTATTAAGTTCTGTTAGCCTTTCAATTTCAGCGTCTTTATCGTCAGTTGATTCTTCGGTAGTTGTTTCTTCCGTTGTCTCTTCTGTCGATTGTTCTGTAGTTTCGTCTACAGTTTCGGTTTCTTGTGAAGTTGTCTCTTCTAATTGAGTTTCCTCAATGTTTTCTTTTGCCATAGAAAGAATAAGGTTAATTATTAAGTTCATTTTCAGAGTTTAATGATAACTCAAAAACCGTGCTATTGATAACACGGTTCTAGCCACAAACAGGAGGAGAATCACCAAGCTCCCATTCACAGCTAGTACCGTACTGTCAATGTATAGGTGATTCTTTTAAATTGTCTATCTATAACTTTGTTTAATACCACTTAACTCTACTGTCTCTGTTTCTACTTTCTTTATAACTCTTTTAATTATATTCCTTGCCTTTCTATTAGCTACATATCTTTGGGCAATTAGTTCAGCGTTTGCTTTCTCGTATGGTATATCTTCCTGTAACTTTAATAGCTCTAATTCAAATAGCTTTCTAACTTGTTGCCATTCTGGGCTTTGTGTAAATTCACTCATATTAATTTAATTTTACTAAATCATCTTCTAAGGTGCATATAGCTTCAAACGTCCAATAAAGAAAAAACTCTGAAGTAATCTGTTCACTAAGTTTATTATCAAGACCCCAAGCTACATATTTATCCTTACTGTCTACTATAACAACATTTTCTTCCCCTTTACTATAATTAAAGCCATCTTTAAAATCTTCTGTTCTATATTCTAAATCTTTTACATTTTCAAATACTTTTATATCCATATTATTGGCTATCAACTTGACTTAGAAGTTTATCTTGCTTACCACCTATTGCTTCTTGTGGTGCGTTTGGCTGTGCCTGTTGCACTAACTCTGCTTGCTGTTCAGCTGTTAATCGCCAGTAGTTAATTCCGTTCTCTTCACAATATTGTCGGAAGTATGGCACGTTTACTATTGCTGGATTTGCCTGTACCCAAGTTAGAGTATTGTACAGGGCATCGTTACGTTCCTGTTTATCAACTGCCTCTCCTGTTATATTTGTCCTAACGTGGAAGTCAAAGTTAAAGAAATTATCTGGTATCTTAATCTTCTTTGGTGTATCTTCAAAGTTCTCTGCGATTACTTTATCAACTTCTTCTAACTGTCCCATATTAACTTCACGTCCTGCTAATAGATTCTTTGTAAACGTCTGCCATCTCATTAGTTTCTTCATCTGCTTCTCAAAATAACGTAAATCAGCTTCATCTCTTGATAGTTCAAATATCTCGCCCTTATTCCATTCTTTTACTATTGATGGGAATATTCGCTCCTTTAATAAATAGCCTGTACTCTCGCCGATACTCTCTTTGATTATTCTGAATGTACTCTTACTGGCGTTTGTCAATGTAGCCAAACTTCTGAATGGCATATTAGCTGGCGTTGCCTCGGCTGTAATTACATTTGGCGTTAATGACAACTGGTCTGCCTTTGACTCTATCTGTTGCATTTCATTTATATATTGTCCAAATTCTGTATTAGATAGCCCTATCTGTTGCAAGTCTTCTGAATTAATAATCTCTCCGTTCTGGACATCTTGCAGAACATTACCCATCATCTCTGGGTCTTTTGTCTTTAATAATAGTAATGAACTTATCTCACTTACCTTATCGTTATAGTTTACTTTCTTATTAGCCAGTACCTGCAAATCAAATAGTCTTTCAACTACACCAACTCTCAACCAACGTCCTTGATATTCTCCGATATGGAAATCATAATATGGGTCGTCTTTCTCTTTAATCTCTTTCTCCCATAATTTAATATAATCATCGCCTAAACCATAGCCATAAACATTAATATAATTACCGTCATACCAACCTGTAAACTCCCATATCTCTGGCTCGTCATCGCCACTAAGTTTAAGTACATCTTCAACTCCTTCCCATACATCAATCTTAGCTTCTAACTTATCTCTTGTAATTCTATGCTTCTCTACCTTATTAGTTGTTCTTAGACTACTAATACCTTGGTCAAAGTACATATTACCCAACGGTACATCTACGATGAAATTCTTACCATTTTCTTTCTGTACCTTCCAAATCCAACTACCGTACATTGAAACTCCTATACTCCTACTATTCAAGGTCAATGCAAAATGATTATCTTCTAACCATTTATAAAACTTCATTCCAAGTATCCAAGTCTGAACGTAGCTTACTTCTCCATCGGCGTAAGGCTGTAAATCTTTTGTATCTAAATCTATATTCTTTGCGAAATGTACTACCCTAGAATTTACTATATTCCAAAAGATAGCATCTTCATTGTCATCTAAATATCTGCTATTAACGTAGAACTCAATTCTCTTAATAGTTTCAAAATAATCAAAGGCAAGTGAACTCTCATTGCCACCTACTGTTATATTGACGTTACTCTCGCCTAACTTAATTATCCTTTGTACTTCTTTATTTAACATATTTTATTTATAGCTTGAACCACCATTACCTGATAGCGGTCTTGCGTTTGAGTTACTAAATTGATAATACATTCTCATAATTAACATATCCAAGAAATCCGGACTCCTACCCAATAACTCTTTCATCTCGTCTTTGGGTATTATCTTTAACTTTCCGTCCTTATCAGCGTCTTTACGTTTTAATACTTCAAGCTCTTCTATTATTAAATTCTTTGTAACTTCATCATCAACTGTTATTTTAATTTTATGTATTTTTATTAATCGTGCCAGTTCATAGGCACATTGGGTCTTTAAATTTGCATAGTTCTGTTTAACGCCACCTATCTCCATTGGCGAACTGTTATTAACAAAACCTTTAACACCAGATAGCATATCAGTTACTCCACCGCCAACTCCATCGTCATCAACTACACATCTACTATAAGGGATACTCTCACTAATTAAATCATCTCTTATCTGGGTAACAGTCTTATCAATACCCTGTTTCTGATTCCATTTAATCTTATAACAATGAAATCCATTCCACATTCCCTTTACTATCCTATCGCCACCGTAACGAGCTATATCGGATACATAATACTTTAACCCTTCATCTGCTACATTGGTAAAACAATCCAATATATCATCATAGGTAATCATTGCATTATCGTCATCATCGTATTCCCAATTACCATACTTCAATCTCTGCTTTGTCGCCTTATCAGTAATCTCGCTTAGATTCTCGCCATACTCATCGGCGGTATGTGGGTTATCAGAATATAAAGACTGTATAAACGCCCATTTCTTATCTAATGTACTGTTCTTATAAGGTTTATAAACCAACTTATATAACCAATTCTTCTTAGGGTTACAAGTTAAAAGCATTTTACTTTTTATATCGTATTCCTTATTCATATGACGACCTATCCTACTCTTCAACACATCAAACGCCATGTAGTTAGTTTCGCCAGCTTCTTCAATCCAGCCACTTGTATATTCAGATGAACCATAACGCTCATATAATGGGTCGCTCGGCTTCATCGCTAAATCCAATAAATCTATCCTACTACCGTTCTTGAACTCTATATAATTATCCTGTCCGTTTAACTTCCAATCCGTAGCAGGGATATTATGATAGGCACATACCTTCGTGAAAGTTACAAATGTACTCTTCTTTAACCTACTAAGCTCTTCCCTTCCAATAAACCATTTACTCTTTGGGTAGAAATAACAGTTAGTAATTAACCATTCACACCCTAACCAACTCTTGCCACCACCAGCTCCGCCACCGAAAACTACATATCTAGTTATCTTGTCCTGTAACTTCGTCCACGCTAGGTGTTGTTTCGCTGTCGGTCTTATTGTTGGTGTTTGGTACTTCATAATTGAATCCTTTTAGTGCTATATTTTCGCCATTGCTTGTTAGGTCTTGTGGAATCATCTTGATAAACGCTTTACTTAGTTGTTCTATTGCAAACTTACGTTCTGACTTCTCATTACTTTCTAAAAATTCTTGCAAAGCCTTAAAATAAGGTTCTTTCAATTCGGCGTACCTTTCTTTTATCTTTAGTTCTTCCATTAAACTTTTTCTACCTGCCATATTTTCGCATTAATATTATTATTTTATTTAATTTTAGCTAATTCTTCCATTTCATTATCCCAGTTTTTTATCATAGCTTCTTTATATCCTTCTACACACACGTTGCAATCTCCCATATTATTTTACTAATTCTCCGTTATACTTCCCTATTATACCTTCATCCGCCTCTCCTTCTTCCAATAAGAAACTAAAACCTTTTGTGTTTAGGTTTACTTTACCTTTCCCTAGCCAAAATTGTTCTCTTTTAATTTCTATCATAATGATTATCGTAACCACTTAGTCTTGAGTCTATTTTTTTTTAACTTCTTCCTTTACTGGCTCTTCTATTAATGTTAAGACGTTATCTTCTCCGATGTTATATTTCATTTTTGGGTCTAGTCCTTTAGCTTTTAATAGTTGGGTTGTTCTAGCGTTGTACTTATCTGCTACTAAATCAGCTAGGTACTTCTCTTCTATTGATTTCTGTTGTCTTTGTTTGGCTAGTCCAAGTAAAGAGTTAAGTTCTTTCATCTCTGCGTTTGTGTAACGTGGTAATTCTTTTGTCATAAGTTTTTTATTTTATTACTAAAAAATCATCTACTGTTAATAGATGTTATTTCTTTTTACCTTTTTTCTTACCGCATGGCATAAGGTTTTATATAAAGTTCTTATTAATAACCCAGTCGCATATATCTTTCGATACAGGGGAGAGTTGGGTGTTGCTAACATATTGAAATGACAATAGGTATGCTTTCCACACCTATCATGAATAAATGCTATAACACCAATTATCATCTTTCAAAAGAGTAAGAACTTTTTTGCAGGCGTTTAAATTGCCATTTCAATATACTAATAGGAAGCCAGAAGACTTTTGATATTACCTATGAGGAATAAATTAGTAAATACCATTCTAACCCTCACTTTCTGTTTGGTTTATTTTACTTTTGTGTTCCTCTGGCTATTAATTTAATGATAGCAATTTATTTTGGATTTGTCAATGTTGATAACTAAATCGTTGTAACCTTTATGTTCTATCCGTCTCTGATAATATAACTCATAAAACATTTCCCTATCAAAATAGAACTTCTTACCAATCCAGCAAGACCAACCGATAACTTGCATATCTGCCATTACCTCATTGTATATTTCCATTTGCTGGACTTTCAAATCCTTTTCTAATTGTTTAATTTTACGTTTAGTTACTTTCTCATAATTGAATAGCTTTATTATTTGGCGAACTCTTTGTTTT